GCAGCTGGGTGGCGGCACTGACAACGCTTTGTCGGCGTCGTCTTACGGGTTTAACCCGATTACCCGTATCCGCACTCTGTTGGAGTGGATACACCGGGGGTCTTGGCTGGGAGGCGTGGCCGTCGATCTCGTCGCCGATGACATGGTAAAGATGGGCATCACCTTTACCGGCGAACTTGACCCCGACGACATTGAGACGCTGCAAAAAGGGTTAATTGATTACGGTGTTTGGGAATCGATCTCAGACACTGTCAAATGGTCGCGGCTGTATGGCGGGGCATTGGCCCCCATGCTGATTGACGGGCAGGCTCTGGATTCTCCCCTCAGGATTAAGACCATTGGCAAGGGGCAGTTCAAGGGTATGTTGTCCCTTGATAGGTGGATGGTCGAGCCCGATTTGGTGCGGCTGGTCCAGGACTACGGCCCCTATATCGGTACGCCCGAATATTATCGGGTAACATCGGATGCCCCCGCGCTTAACTTGAAGGTTATTCACTATTCCCGGTGCCTGCGACTTGAGGGCATTCGGTTGCCGTATTGGCAGCGGGTCATGGAAAATCTCTGGGGCATTTCGGTTATCGAACGCCTGTATGACCGCATGGTGGCATTCGATGCGGCCACGCAGGGCGCGGCGCAACTCGTGCACAAAATGCACCTGCGCATATACAAGGTCAAGGGGCTGCGGGAGATGGCCTCGTCCAATTCGATAGCGTTGCAGGGGCTGCTGTCGTATTTGCAGTTGATGCGCCGCCAACAGAGCAATGAGGGGATCACCCTCATGGACGCTGAAGACGATTACGTGCCGAATCAGCAGACTGTTAACGCGGGCATATCCGATACTCTGGAGCGGCTGGGCGAGCAGCTGTGCGGCGCGCTGCAGATTCCGGCTGTTCGGCTGTTCGGCATGTCTCCTGGTGGGCTGAATTCTACAGGCGAATCCGATCTTCGCATGTATTATGATGGCATCCGGCAGCAGCAAAAGCGGCACTTGACCGTACCTCTGACCCAGGTCATCCGGGTGCTGGCGGCCTCGCTGGGCATAAAGCTCCCCCCGCATTGGGGTTTTGAGTTTGTGCCGCTGTGGCAGATGACGGAAGACCAGAAAGCCGAAATCGCGGCTAAGGATGTGGAAACGATATCCAAAGCCGATGAGCGCAATCTGATTTCGCAGAAAACCGCCATGAAAGAGCTTAAGCAAAGCTCCCTCTTCACGGGCCGGTTCACCAATATCACGGACGACGACATCGAATCCGCAGACGAATCTACCAAGCCGCCGCAGGCAGAAGAGATGCTGGCGGGGATGCAGGGCGTGGGGGGCGAGGAGCACGGTCAGCTGGGATCGGTCCCGAAAGCTCTTGGGACGCCCATGTCCCCTCAGTCCCCCCGGCAGAGCGGCAAGATGCGGGACCATCTGAACGCGGCAGACCCTATCGAAAGGGGTTTAGCTGAGGATTTGAACCGATATTGGAAGCAAACGCGGGTGGTGCGGGATGCGCACATGCCCATATCCGAGTACATGGGAATTCCGGTGGTGATCGACAGCCCGGAGGGCACGGCGCGCTGGCCGGGGGGGCCTGCGTGGCCCAGCGATTACGGGTATATTCGCGGTACTGAAAGCGCTGAGGGGAAGGACGAACCCGCAGACGTGTTCATTGGGCCGCACCGCGATTCGAAAAAAGCGTTCGTCATCAACCATTACACCGCGTCGGGGGACTTCGAGGAACACAAGTATTTCTTGGGATTTACCGATATCCGGCAAGTTGCCAAGATAATGGAAAAGGCATATGTGCGGCCGGTGCGGGAATTCAGAGAAATTCCGGTTGATAGCTTGATGTCGTTTCTCCAGCATATATCGCCGATTGACCCGTTGTCGTCTTCGAACCCTCCTTCTGAACCCCCGGCTGCGGTTCACTAGTTCAAGTTGACACGCGGCGCGGCACATGCTACAGTATGGGGGTAGCAGTGGAGGGCCGTGCTATGTGATAGACTGCCGCGATTTTCAACCTCTCAAATGTGACAGCGCGTAATGATTGGCATCTGATGGCTCGAACCCAGGAGGCGGCCATGCTCTAATGTAAAGGTACGCGTGCCGTGTAACACTGTAGTCTCCTTAATGTTCTGTCGCGGCACGCCCCTTCTTTTAAGGCGCATATCCTATGGACGTCAAAATAGACCAATTACCGAAAGATGGGTGCTGGCGGGCAAGTGTGGCCGCAATCGCTGCCTGCCCCAAAGCAACCGAAAAGTGCGGGGAATGGAAGCACCTTCCTCGGGAATGTCCCAGTGACCATTCGAAAGACGCCGTACTTGACAAGCCTCACTGACTGTGCTTAAGTATGGCTGCGCGATAGGCGCGATCCTACACATATAGGAGACATAGGATGAACGACCAGAAATCCCAGTACGAGATGGGCCATTTTGACGGGGTGGAATCAGTCAAGCCGGAACTTAACCAGTTGAAAGAGCAGGTTGAAACCCTGCGCAACGACCGGGTCGAGCTTGGCATCCAAATTGAGGCGTTTAAGGCGGAAATCACCCGCCTCAAGGCGGCCCCCGTTTTGCTGGATGTTATCGAGCCTCTTTCGTTCGAGCGGTTTGCCGCGACCAATAAAGCGCGGTGCGACCGTTGGCAACCCCTTGGCAATTGGTCAGTGTCGGATTGGGGCGTGGCCCTGACAGGTGAAATAGGCGAAGTCAGCGATGCCTTGGAACTCCTATCGGTTCTGATGCTGGGGACTACGTTGATGGGCAGGGCCGGTAAAATCGGCGATGCTATCAAGAAGTACAACCGGTACCGCGATGCCGTCCCTGGAGCACCTGTTACCCGCGAGGCGGCAGTTGATGACATCGGCAAGGAACTGGCGGACGTGCTGATCTATTGCGACTTGTTGGCACAGCGACTGGGCATTAGCTTGGCCGAAGTTCTAACAAGGAAGTTCAACGAGAAATCGGATAAACTCGGGTTTCCAGAGCGGCTATAGTCAGCACTTGGGGGGACGGCATGGATCGCGGGTCATGCCGTCCTTACCCTTTCAAAGCAGTTAGACCAACTCAAAGACATAGCAGGTGAATGATGAAGTTGCCTGAGGTAAAACAGACTGGAATGGAGGCATTTTGGCTGGATGTCGAGCTTGACGCTTGGGACCGCCTCAACCTCCATTCGGGCGTGCTGGTGGCGGGCGTAGCCCAAGACAGCATGGCCGGGGTGCCGTGGGCGTGTGAAATTCAATGGCCCTACGACGCGGTTGTTGCGGCGTTTTCGGAGGGAAAGCCCCTGGACCGCACGCCCTACGAGGCAGCGTTGATCCTGCTGCGGCAAACCACCAACGACCCGCAGGCGGGGTACTACGTGGCCCCCCTCAAGCACACCTTCCCCGTGTGGCAAATGCCAACGGGGGAAAGCGACGTTGAGCAGGAGCACTATTTGACCACCACGCTATACACCCGGCTGGTCAAGTACGTTCGCCCAGCGGTGAAAGAAGGCTACGCCGTTCTTGGCGAGCCCCCAAGAGGATGACGAACATGCGGGGATATCGAGGCGCGGTGCCTTCGCTCCATTTGCACATTCACACCCAGGACGACCTTACTGGGTTTTTGACTGGGGATGTACGCGCCGACGCCCCCCAGCCAGAGTATTATTCCCGCGTGGTCGGCGTGCAAAACTCCTCCGAACTTGATAATACGGCGGAGGTTATCGCCCAGCGGGTGCAAGCAGACCGGGCGAAATATGTCAGAGTTTTTCGCACCACAGGCAAGGTTGAGTGGCAGGGCTCGAACGGGCTAGTTACCCTCAATCTTTACCATGGGCGGAAACGGGATGTAACAACAGAGGATGTTGATTACATTTGCACTAGGCTGCGCGGACTAGGCGTCGATACGCGGATAGTAGCAAGGCAAAAATAGAGTTTGCGGGGGACTCTCCCGCAAAATATGGGTGAAACAACACGAAAAAGGACATGAATATGACTACGTTACGTGTACTTGCCGCAGTGGTTGCGGTGATGACGGCACCAAACGCAGCATCCGCCGCGCCGTGCCGCGATGTTGCTTACGAGTGTTCGTCCGCGTGCGGCGGTGATCAGCGCTGTTTCAACGCGTGCATGCGCCGTTTCGGGTGCCACGCGGCGGGCACTCCTGAGAAATTCGTGTCGCACGCTCCGAAAGCGAGCAATTAACCAAACCCTGCCCCCTCTGGTCAACGGCCAGAGGGCGGCCCCTTGGGGAACCGAATGCCAATTCACGTCCACGTGCATATGAATGGCGATGGCTTGAAGCGTAGCCGCCAGAAAGACCCTGACGACTCCCGGTTCGCGGAATCCCCCCTCACTGACCCGGCAGACATTGTTGCCCGCATCAGGGCAGCCAAGAACGTTACCGAATTGCGACAGGTTCTATCCGAACTTGAGACGGCCAGGAAAGAAGAAGTATTTGTTATTGCTAAAGCCTATACGGGCCAAGTACCCGTAAGCACCAAGCAGGGCATCAATCTAATCTGGCGAAAATGGTATATTAGTAATGTCAGTGAATAGCACTATTTCTATTCACGTATGGGACGACGCCGAATGGGACCCCTATTTACACCCCAAGGGTCCCGATGGTAAATTCGTACATGGGGCGGGGGCAGCGGGCAGTAAAAAGAAGCCCCCGAAAAAAGATTTGATGGCTGAGGCCAAAAAGCTTGGCATAAAGGTCACCAGCAAGACCACGGTGGCGCAATTGCTGGAGGCGCTGTCTAAGTCTAAATCTAAGTTTGATAAACCCGCAACCGAACAAGGTTGGCTGGCTGAGGCCCATGTTCTGGGCAGCACAGCGCCGCTGGGCAGGTTTACCAAACACGAGATGTCGTCATTTGTGGCTGCTCGGCGCAGTTTTTTGCTGTCGGAATTAAGCAACAGTGGCGTTAAAGTGGACCCCGATATTTCCTCCAAAGCTTTGGTGGAGAAAGTCGCTGCCGCGTTCAAAGAATTCACCGCCAAGTGTAAAAGCGTCGGCGCTAGCCCAATTGGAAATCTGTCCCAGATAGCCAAAGCTTATGACAACAAAGTTAAGCTGAACGCCCAGGCCGCCGCGTTGGGTGTGCCTGCATCTCAATTGAAGAAGCCCGCACAAGCTGTTAGCGCCGCGATTGACAAACTGGAGTTGGCTAAGGAACTGTCTCAACACCCGGAAAAACTGTTGGGATGCATAGCTGGCGTTCTGGCAATCCCTAAGGGTAATAGCAAGAAATGGGCCACAGTTCTAGCCAAAAAAGCCACTCTTGCCAGCATTATTCACACGCTGCCACAAGCGCAAAAGATAATGTCGGCGGGTCACACACCCGCCAGCTTAGCTAACGCTAACACATACATAGACCATCACACGGGCAAGATTTTAAAATGGAACTCCGTCTGGACTCCAGCTACCTGCGTTGGTCCCCAGAGAGACGCCATCTCGGATTATACAGACGGTAAATACACAAAGGTTAACCGGTATTTGAGAGGGGACCCGGCTGACCAAAACCCAGGCCCGACTATCCTCAAAACCGTCAAATATCTGGATCAAGTGACTAGGCATGCCAGCTATTCCGGCACTATTTATCGGGGGGTGCCCAAAGACGTCTTTTTTAAACTGTACAACGCGGGGTTACTGGTCAAAGGAGCCACGGTAGTTGACACTGGGTTCATGAGTTTTACCAAATCTAAGACGTTTGCCAAAGACTGGGCATCAGGGATAATTATGGAAGTAGAGGGGGGACCCGGCTGCGCAGATGTATCCTCTTTGTCCCAACATAGGCACGAGCAGGAAGTAATAGTAGCTCGGGGGGCTAAAATGAGGGTGGTGTCTTATGACGGACCCGCTAAGGTGTTGAAATTGGAAATAATTAATCACGACGAAATCAGCGCCCCGATAGTGCACAAAAAATCCACGGATGACGCAGCCAACCCGGAACTGGACGACGATTTCGAGGCCCCGCGCGCCACACCATTATGCCAGCGGTGGGAATCCGAAGGTGACATTCTTCTTTGCGTGGATTTGGACGACGTACTCGACGAGGCTGCGTGATGCTGCTTTTGCTTTGGTTAGGGGTACTGATGGCACCGGGCGTAACGGTGGCGGTGTTTGTGTTTTGGTTGGGGATAATGGTGGCGCTGGATGCGCGCCGGGATGGGGATCAGGGGCGTATGCCGCCATATGGGGCGGGCGGCGCGGGAGACCCTGGACGGGCGGCGGGAGCCGTATCGGGACGGGCGATAGTACCGGCCCGCGTCTCCGCCCGTCCCGATACCCTCTCCGGGCCTCGGAGAGGCCTATCAAGCGATGCCCATAGCGGCTGAGACCCAGGCCCAGCGCAGAATTTGGGCCTATACCAAATCCGGCCACCGTTCGTACGCCCGTTCCCTCAGGTCTGTGGCGCGACAAATAGGTGTATTTGCCAAAGAGCTGTTCCCGGAGCCAGACACGCTCGAAGCGATGCTGATCGAATACGCCAAGGTGCTAGTGCCATTTGCTCGCACCGTGGCCTCTCGGATGCTGATCGACGTATCCCGCCGCGACGAAGCCGCATGGAATTTGGCGTCCAAACGGATGTCGCGGGCACTAGCGCAGGAAGTTCAAAATGCGCCCATAGGCGCAAGATTGCACCAGCTTCAAAACGAGCAGGTGACGTTGATTACTTCGCTACCCTTGAACGCCGCGCAGCGCGTGCATGAATTGGTCGAGGAAGCGCGGGTTTCGACAGCGGCCAGGGCCAGTGAAATATCTAAAATGATCCGAGAATCGGGGGAAGTGGCCAAAAGCCGCGCCGATTTGATAGCTCGAACGGAAGTTGGCAGAGTAGCGGCCAACCTCACCCAGGCTAGGGCGGAATACGTAGGCGCGGAAGGGTACATCTGGCGATCCTCGGAAGATGAAGATGTCCGCAGTCTGCACAGAAAGTTGAACGGCAAGTTTATAAAGTGGAGCGCGCCTCCCGTGGCGGGGCACGGCAAAGGCGGGGCGGAAATAAGGGCACATGCCGGGTGCATCTTCAACTGCCGGTGCTATCCGGAACCCGTAGTGCCAGAGGGCTAGCAAGTGGATATCGACGTTACTGATGTTCTTCAGTCCATCCATATTGCGGGCACTAGATTTTCAGTGCTGCGCCGCGTCGAGGCCATCTCTGATTTGGGCATAGCAAGTTATACATGGAAAACGTTCACTGACGTCATCGGCTCCGTACAGCCTACCAGCGACCAGTCTTTGGTTCGGGAAGAGGGCTACGGCGTCTCGGCTAAAACTCTGAAAGTCATTACCCCATTTAGGTTACACTGCATCGCCAAAGATGAATCAGGAACCAACTCCCAGCCAGATATTGTCGTTTGGAAAGGCGACTATTATTTGGTGAAATCGGTCGATGATTACACCCAGTATGGCGCAGGGTTTGTTGAGGCGGAATGCAGTTCCATCGATGCATCCGAGATTGAGCCGGGCGCTCTCATAACTGTGAAAGGCTCTGGGCAGTTGCCGCACCCATGACCGATAGAATAGCCGTAGTTCCAGAAGGAAATAATACCATCTGGGCCAAACAGGGAGTTGAGGGGATGTCGCGCTGTTTGGATTTGAACCCCATCGAGCCCTCAGAAACACTGTCTGTGTATTTTGACTATTCTAACGTGTTGGCGACTGGGGAAACTATCACGTCTGCCGCTATGACTTGCACGGTAGAATCCGGAACAGACGCCACGCCATCGGCCCGGCTGATCAGCTCCCCTACAGTAGTTACATCCCCCAAATCGGGTACGGCTACTGCGGCTGTTAAACAATCTGTGGGCACGTGCGTGAATGGGGTTGTTTACATGTTGCGGTGCCTTGCCACTACCTCGGGCGGACAAGTACTGTCTGCTTGGAGCCGGTTGCCTTGCGCATCGCCTGAATAGGCTTTTTCGTTTATTCACCTGGGCGAAAAAGCCGGGGGTTGGTTATGGGGTGAACGCCCTCCAAGTGGCCCATATGCCAACCCCTCATATGTAACTCTGAGGAAACCATGAAAAAGATGTTGGTTGCGGCGCTGTTAGCGCTGACGATGGGGCATGCTTGGGCACAGCCCGAAGTGGAGATGTTTGCGTCTGCGCCAGTGACCAGCAGTGCGCTGTCGAATACGGCGGTTACGGCCAAGGCCACTCACGGCGTGTTGCAGTGGATTGAGTGCTATAACCCCAACGCCGGGGCGGTGGCATACGTCCAAATGCTGGACGCGGCCTCGCCAGTAGTCGGGACCACGGCCCCCGTTCTGAGTTTCGGCATCGCGGCGTCATCCCATCTTTCGATGTCGTTTTACAACGGCGTCGTTTTTCGCAACGCTATTAAGGCAGCGGCTACTACAACGGCAACCGGAGGAGCGGCCCTTGGCAGCGCGCTGGTGTGCAATTTCGGGGTTAACTAATGGCCCAGCCGTTCTATGTCACTGAACAAATCAGCAGCAACCGGTATTTCACCGATGAAGGCTTCTTGGTTTGTATCGGGTGCCCCATTACTCGAACCGGCACCCTCAAGTACAATGCCAATGAAATTCCAGTAACACCGGGGCCAGATGGCACCATAGTCGTTTTCAGGAATGCTGATGAGGTGTTCCGGGAAGAGACTATTGCCAGCGCGGTAGGAAAGCCGGT